CAGTAGAAAAATTTGCAGAATGGGAAATTGCTCGTCAAAAAAACAACAAAGCTCCAAAAATGACTCAAACCATGAGAAAGTCAGCCTTAACCCAAATTCTTAACGCTATGAAACGAAATGTAGCTTTTCGCGGTATTGGGTATAACTCAACCACAGGATTGTTGGAGCAGGCTGTTGAAAATAGATGGAGAGGGTTTTCCTGGCTTAATACGAAACTTAATTCCTGGGAGAACAACCAAAAAAGATTTCAAGAAAAACGAGACGGTGAGGGCCGACCACAACCAAAAGACTTTCACCCGTCGATAATGGAGTAGATATGAATGACTTAAAAATGTTACCACCGCACAATCTGGAGACCGAAGAATCTTTACTGTCTGCCATGCTGGTGGACAACAGTGTGATGGGAGACATAGTTGACATTTTAAACCCATCTCACTTTTACAGGACACAGCATAAATTAATTTATGGTGCCATACTTCAACTGTTTGAAAAAGGCGAACCGGTAGACTATATTACAGTCACAAACAGACTCAAAGAAAATGGCGACCTTGAAAAAGCGGGTGGTGCAACCTATTTGGTCAGGATGCAAGAGGCACCACTGGCTGTTAATGCCTCACATTATGCTAAAAAAATTAACGAATATGCCGTGCGTAGAGAGCTGATACTTGAAGCCCAAAAGATCCAAGGCGCTGCTTTCGATGTCTCACAGGACATAGAAGACCTGGTGGAAACCTCCCAAAAAAAGATATTATCTATAAACACCTATGCGGATCCAGAGTATGTTTTTACTAAAGATTTAATAATAGACACAATTGATCGTTATGAGGAGATTCATAAAAATAAGATTTTAATTACTGGGGTGCCGACTGGTTTTAACGATTTAGATAGAGTTTTGTCAGGCATGCAGAACTCTGATTTATTAATCCTTGCGGGTCGGCCATCTATGGGAAAGACAGCCCTGGCATTACAGTGTGCAAGAGGAGCGTCCGACGCAGGATATAAACCATTTATTTTTTCTTTAGAACAACCTAAAGGCCAATTAATGGACCGGCTGTTTGCATCTCAGACGGGACTGTCCACCACGGTATTTAGGTCTGGGTTTTGGAGTAATAATGATTGGAATATAATAGCAGAGGGGGCCGCTGAGATCCAGAACACCGATATCGGTATCGATGATCGTGGTGATCAGGGCTATCGTGACATCTGCAAAACAGCCAGAATTGTTCATAAAAGGCACGGGATTAATTTTATTATTATAGACCACCTTGGTTTGGTTTCGGGTGCTGCCCACAAGAGTAGGAATGACGAGGTTGGGATATATAGCAGGAAATTTAAAGCATTAGCCAAAGAATTACAAATACCCGTTCTGGCCCTATCCCAACTAAACAGGAGCGTGGAGGATCGTACAAACAAGCGGCCAAGGCTGTCTGATCTTAGGGACTCTGGAAACCTGGAACAAGATGCCGATGTTGTTATGTTTATTTATCGTGACGAAGTATATGACGACGGTGAAAACAATCCACTCAAAGGTAAGGCTGAATTGATTATAGCAAAGCAGCGCCAGGGGCCTACCTGTACAATCCATATGGCGTGGCTGGCTAAAAGCACAAGGTTTGAGTCGCTTTATACTGGGCGATATTAAAAACACAAAAAAAGGACAATGGCATGAATTTTAAGATAATTTATTATAGATGCGGCTGTAAATATATATTTATTATAGATAAAGAAAAGCGAATATTTAAAAATTATACATTATGTCCAACGCACGAACACTTAATAAGCCGTGTGGTTTTGTGGTGTAAAGACTGCGGGCTTAAAATAACCGAAACCGAGGCAAGGACATGGCAGCGTAAAAAGCGCTGTCTTCCATGCAGGGACCTTAAAAACCTAAACAGAACCAAGGCCAATTGGGCGTTAAAGAAAGCCAGAAATAATTTAAAAACACAAACATGTATGCCCGAAGTAAACCCGAAAGAGAGGCTGGCGCTTTTATCTTTAAATTCCAAGAAAATTTCTTTAAGAAAACTATATCGGGCAATGGACAGGGTGTTGCCTGTTGTTGAGACACCAATTTTGGATGGTTGGGGGAGTAGCGGATAAAAGAACAAAAAAATACTAATAAAAAAAGGGGGATAACCATGAGGAATAAACAAATAACAAATGCGGTTGCCTTAATAATTTTCTTGTTGCTCATACTGTTGTGGACATTTCTTTTAAACGTTCGTGTGAAAAGAGAGTTAATCGAGATGCGAACGGTAAGAGACAATGCCAGCCTGACCCTACATATGTTTAATATGCGAAAGTCTGATTTGTTCCTGGAGGTGTGGGAAAACCGCAAGGATATATATGTCAACCGTAATGAGGTTGCCAGGGTCAGGGCTATTATGATATCGTCAGAATATCATATTGCGATGGTGCCAATGTTGGTGCCGGGAAAGTCGGTTGTCCCAAAGGCGGTATTAAACCAGTTGAAATTACAAACAAAAGGAGGGACCAATGAGTAAACCGATAACGATTATTGCGCTGGATCTTGGCCGCCAGACCGGATGGGCCGTGCTGCAAAATGAAATTATTACTTTGGGAACCGAGAAGTTTCCAAACGTTAGGGGAGAGTCTCCAGGCATGCTTTATCTGCGCTTTGGTGGATGGTTGGAAAAAATGCACAAAATTATGATGGGAAAGCTGGCGTTGGTGATTTATGAACAGGCTCACCATCGCGGTGGAGCTGCAACGCAGGTTGGTGTGGGCTTACAGACAAAGGTGATGGAGTTTTGTGCTAAATACGAGATTGAGTGCATGACTGTCCATTCAGCCACGCTTAAGAAATTCTCAACCGGGCACGGTGCTGCCAGTAAAGAGACGATGGTGGAGGCCGTCCTGGCTAAAGGATATAAACCCGCTAATGATGATGAAGCCGACGCTTTCTTAATGTTGGAATACGCCAAGCATGAAATTGGTATAACCTAAACCCAAAAAGGAGATGAAAAATGACTATTTTACACCCAGAACCAATTATCGAAAAACTGGAGAAGGATGGAGTAGAGACCGTTAAAGCAAAAAAAGCCAAGGGTCTTTACCGTAAGGAAAAATTAGAGTTGATTGACAAGTGGCTGGCCAGTAAGGCTGCTGGAGTCAAAAAAACGGTGTTGACAGATCCAGGAGAAGAACCAGCCTTAACTAAGGTTGATCTGGGTTTAGATAAAGAAACCTTAAGGTTGGCAAACATGGACGATGAAGCATATAAAGCTGCTGACTCTAAGATCAAGCGAAAAATCACTATGGCCAGGAAGAAGGTGAAGGCAGCCATAAAGGCCGCTGACGAAAAAGACGAAACGCTGGAAACCCCTACCGACTAAGGGTTTGCGGAGATTTTTGACAGAGATGTCTTGTGAGTAATAGAAAGGGAGGGCGGCATGGATATCAGCTTTACTGAACGTGAAAAAATATCAGGCATGGTTAAACAGCTTATGTCTGATTATGAGAAACCGATTGAGGAGGCTTATCTGGCAACCGAAGGTATGTTTAAGGTTGCCTTTGTTGCCAAGATAGAGCCACAGGCAAACGCCAAAAAAATAACAGTGGAGATGGCCTTTGATCCGTCCAGAAAGATTAAGGACAAGATGGTGGAAATCTTAGATCCGGATCAAATGAAGTTGCCACTTAAAGACAGGCAGTCTGAAGATGTCTGAAACGGTAGAGTTTTACGGTCAACTGAAACGGGAAACCGATGACGCCTATCTTGTTAATGACGGGATTGAAGATATTTGGATCCCAAAGAGCCAGGTAGAATCCGCCCGTCTTATTTCAGGAGAAGACTGGGAGTTTGAGATCCCGCTTTGGCTGGCCGAGAAAGAAGGAATAGTCTAATGGGAAGGCTCACCCAGCTGAACGCTTTTTTAAATGCGGAGAAAATACCAGGTGTCCAAGAAATCAAACACCACTACACCAGCCTGGATATTACTGATGATTTAAAAAAGTTTCGTCGCAAGTTTAGAGCTGATTTAAGGAAGCGGGGCCTGAAATCAAAATGTATTTTAACTGGGAAAGAGGAAGGGAGCGCCGAATGAAACTATATTGTATGTGTAAAATGACTGGGCCTGGTCAGTATGAAGGGGGTAAGGTTTTGGATGACCAGGTGTATCTTGCCCCGAATCGATTTATTCCAGCTGCAAAGGTTAATGGCCCACTATCTGTTATGTTGCCACGGGCCATGCAAAATATCAATATGGGTGTTGAGCAACGGGTACCGAATTTTTCTGATAAAAAATATCCGAATTTACACCCAAAAACAAAATTACAGGTTGAAAAAGAACGGACAGAGCTGCGTGAAAATACCAGGCAACATTTTCCTAACGTGGACCTGTACCACTGTACTCGCTGTGGTGCCATGGTCTGTCTGGAGGGATGACATTATGAACAATTCAGGGCAGATACCAATTGATAATTTGGTAACAACGTGTTTAATATCTTGCTTGATGTGGTTTGTGGGATATTTAATTTTAATTAATGTTTTTTGGTAAGGAGGAAGGATAATGGATTGGGATTTTTTGCGTATGCGCGGGGTGCTGGACGAAGTTGAGACCGAAAGGAAGCGGCAATTTAAGCTGTATGGCAGTAACCCATTTAATGATATGGTGGACAACATGTTGCTTGTTTTGGGCGCAGAGGTTGGAGAAGTTTCTGAGGCTATGATTCAATTCTCATTGGCTGAGATAAAGGCTGATTCTTCAATGTATCCAGGTGGTGAATATACCCGCGCACTAACCGAGTGCAAGGAAAAGATGTTGCACGTCAGGGAGGAGCTTGTCCAGGTGGCAGCTGTTGCCGTAGCCACGATTGAACTTATTGATTATAATGCGAAATATGTATGAAGGAAGGTATAATATGCCAACATTTAAAGATTTAAACAATCGATTTACTTACCATAAGCCTATCGCTGAAATGAACCAGGAAGCCAGATATGAGCAGATCAGGGAAACGGCTTTGAGGTTTGCCAGATATATTACAACAGTTACGCCGGAGTCCAGGGAGCAGTCGCTGGCCATTACCAGGTTAGAGGAGACTGTGTTCTGGGCTAATGCCGCGATTGCCAGACATGAAGCCGAGTAGCCCTGGCATAACTGTCGAATAGTCCTGGCATGACTGTTTAAAAATCGGATCTGAAAAAAAAATAAAAAATTTTGCGAAAATTCTGGCAGGGGTTTTTGAGAGGCCCTGTGCCGGATTGCCTGGCTGAAAAGGGGCTGGATTTTCTGGGTGCCTCTCCCGGTGTGTCCCTGGTTCTCCCTGGGGCCTTAATCCAGTTCTGGCCAGGTCAATAGGTTTGAATATGGGAATAAAAAAAGGCGGCCATGATCTGGGCCGCCTTTCTTGTCTGGGGTGGGTTCTATGCTCTGTGGTGGATTTGGTTGAGTCTGGCCAGGGCACGGGCCGCTGGTATTTTACGCGCGGCGTCAATGGCTGCCAGGCGCTTAATTTTGGCCTGTTTTATATCCCAGTCAATATGGTGTCTGGCCTCCTCTATGGCTTGCTTAAAGCCATCGTCGCCATAATAGCCATAACAGCTGTCTTCACTTTCTCCTATCCCGCCCTCCTCCACCTGGTAGCCGTAAATCTGGCCGGTTAGGTAGGCGTCAAAGGTTTCCACTTCTCCCCAAAGATATTTTTTAACCTTTTCCAGGGTTTCGGGGCTGGCGTCTCCATATTCTTTTATTATCTTTTCGTGTGAAATATGAATATATCCTATCTGGCCACTGTCCCAAGGACAACTAAATGCGCTGGTGCTGATTGTTAAGCCGCTGTGATCGTAAAGGAATAAAGGCAGGGCCAGAACGTCTGGCCTCTCAATCAACTCTTTTAGCTCGTCCATGTCTTTGACTGCATCCGGCGTGCTTAAAATGTACCGGCGATGGAAACAACTAAACGTTCCAAGCATGTCCCATGCCTCAAGGGGGTTTTCTGCGCCCTCACTATCATATACAATAGTAATATTTCTGTTTTTATAAATTTCATCGTGTGCGGTTTCCATGTCTTTTAGTCTCCTTTCTGGTTTAAAATTTCATAATCGTCGGGGTTTTGGCCGTCGTCTTCTAATGATTTCCTGGCGTTTTTTATTACCCGGGGCCAGTCTTTGGGGTCGTTGTCCTCTCCGCCTACGCTTAAATATTCTATCCCGTCCTTATCAAAATCTAATACCAAAACGTCCAGGGCCTGGGGGCTGTCAACTGTCTGACAGATACCGCCCTCAACTGTGATGATTACAGGTATTTTTTTCATGGTCTTGTTACCTCCTTTTTTAATCAACTCCGCCGCTGGAGCTCCAGCTTTCAAGGGCCGTGTTTACATGGGCCGCGAATATTTTAATCTCTTTGGTTGTTGATAGTTTCAATTGTGCGTGGTCGCCTTCGCTGTGTCTGATCTGACCGGATACAATTATCTGTTGGCCGCCTCTCTTGCCGAATAAAAGAACTTGATCTTTTTCTATCGTCTTAAAGGCTACACTTCCCAGCTGTCCACCCCTGGTCGCTGTGTGTGCTGCGCCCTCTCTGTTGCTGGCGTCCGTCAAGTCAAAATTTCGGGTTAACTGCCTATAAACTGTCTTGGCGGTTTTGCCGTTCATTACCTGGTAAAAAAACCACTCCCCTTGACGTTGCACGCTGTGGCCTTCGGCCTCTGCCTGGTGGATCGCTTCCGGTTTCAGTATGTCGTATGCTTCGCCAACACTGGCGGCCTTTTTCGGTAATTGTGAAATAAAATAGCTACCTTCATCCATGCCAAGGATAAAATAAGTTGCTGGGTGCTTGACTTCCTTTATGTCAACCGTTTCCCATCTGTGGTCAGGGTCGTCGCTGTAAATGCTTTTTGTTTCTGTCCAGGCGCTCCACCTAAGCAAGGCGGCGGCGGGCCTATGCCATCGGGTGGGGGCTCGTTGCCTTTCCCCTTGTTTGTCTTCCCAGCTCCTGAAGCTGACCGTTGCGCCCATCGGGGCCGACCTGATAAACTGCTCGGCTTCTTCCTTTGCCGATTCTCCGTAAAAATTAGAATCAAAATAAAAACCTTCTTGCTGGTCTGGGTCGGTGTCAATAATGTGTAGGCTTTTAGAATTGTATTCTATGCCCGCCGCTTCAAGGGCTGAAAATGAGATAGTTATATCTCCCCGCCCTTCCTGGCGGTGCGTGGCGGCGTCGCTCTGGTGTCTGGCGGTGCTGTTGCTGTACTTATCACCATTGAAAAGATATGCGCCGCCCTGGTGTTTGTAAGCAAGCGGAAAATGCCGCCCGTAACTGTAAAGGGTCTTTTTATCGTCCCAGTAAATATTGCCCGCGCCTGTCAGGCTCGGCCCGTCTGCCGACTGGTCAAAAAATGCTTCTATTACTTCGCTATTTGTGCCGTATTTCATTGTTATAACCTCTCTGTGTTTGGGGTTGTTGTTGTTTTGTCGTCTATCCTGTGGCCTCTGAGGTTGTCCGGTGACAAATTAAACCCATGCCGGTTTTTGGTCTGCCGGTGGTAAACTGAACAGCCACGCCAAAACGTCGGCGGGCACTTCTGACTTATTCCAGGCGGTGCCGTATTTATAGCCGCAAGTAGGGCAGGGCTTTGTAAGTTCGCCGTCGGGGTGTTCCCCGGGATGTACCCAGCCGCTGGTTTTGGTTTCGGTCTTAATTTCAATGACGCCGCCGTCGAACCAACTTTTTTCTGCTTTGCCTGTGGGCTGAAAAACCTTGCCTTCCAGGGCTGCGATTTTAACGTTTGCAAATAGCCGGCCCTCAAAGGTTCTGATATTGCCCGCCCTTATTCCCTGGGGTGTGAGCGCTTTCTCAATAAAGTCTATTTCTGGCCTCAATATTACCATGCGCTCCCGGTGGCCCTTGTTTCTTATTTTCCAGGCTTTAAACTCTGCCGTAACGCGTTTAATCTCCTTCTTTCCCCAGTCTTCAGCGGTCTGGTGTTTGCATCCTGCGTGCATGTCGTTCAGATGGTATGTTTTCCAGTCGTCAAGGAATTGATACCATTTTGTGACTGTCCAGCCTGGCCGAAATCTAATATCACTGGGCCTTGTGGGGTTATCATATCGCTTGTCGTTGTGGGCTGGGTTGCGGTGGTGAAACTCCATATCTATCTGACCGCATGCGCCCAGCGCGTTCCCGCTTGGCAGTGGGCCAATAACTCCGGAAATGCTCAGCCTGCCATCTTGTGTCAACTTAATGCTGCAATAAATTGACGCCCAGCGTCCGCCCTTCCATGTTTTCATGGTTCCAGGTCTAACAACTAATTTTTTTGTATGGTCTTTTTTCATGGTGTTCTGGCCTCCTTCGGGGTCAATAGGTTTCTGTTAATAGTCCGATTACATAACTTGTCGGGTTGTCTGCCAGGTAAACCGGCGGGGCTACTATTTGCTGGCTGTTCAACTTGATATGCGCCTTGCTGCTGTCGAACCTTACCAAGTTGATAGTTTTTTTGCTGGCCTGACAAATAAGCCATACCTGACCATCGTATCGGGTCACGTTTCCAGGGTGTAAGTGTGAAAAAGTCATAGGCTTTTGCCTCCTTTTTATTTTGTTAAGTCGTCCAGGTGAATTATAATTTCATTATCAGTGCAACGGTTTCTTTCTGCGTCCTCTTTGGTTGTAAAGAGTCTAACCTTATCAATGTTCAAGGTGTAAGCCTCTCTTAAGCCTGACCTTGCAACATAGCCGCCGCCCTGATCTGTCCGTTTTAGTAAGTACATTTTTCAATCGTCTCCTTTCTGTTTTGTCTGGCCTGGCTCAATGATATAGTCAATAATTGTATTGTCTCGATAAATGTCCACTACATACCGGCGGCGTTGTTTAATGTCGTCCTTTGTGGGCCTCAGTCCGCTAAATATCCAGGCCCGTCTTTTATATTCCTCCGTAATGTTCCAGTATAGCCGCCACACCTTCCGGCCCTTAACAGTTACAAGGCGCTGCGTGTTTGGCTTAACGGGTTCGTGCTTGCTGAATAGCTGCCGGATAAAGTTTGCGGCCTTTTCAAGGTGCTTTTGCTCTGGTGTCATTTCTCTGACTAAATCAAATGGTTTTTGCATTGGCTGTGCCCTCCTCCCTGGTGGTTGGTTCAATTATTTCACAGTCTAACCGGCCCGCGCCCTCGTTAACGCCATGAATAAAGGCGTCAAGTTCTGCCTGGGTGTCAAAATGATAGGCGCTTGTGAACGTGCCCTCACCACCCCACTTAATGGTTGTTGAAAATTTTGCTGCATCTGGCACTTTAAGCGCAATTTTGCAATAAGGGCAGTTTATAACATCGCACACTTGATCTAAAAAAGTAACATCAAGCATAAAATGCCCGCCACACTCACACTCATAAGGGCCTTCCAGCTCTGCCTTTTCTTTTGGTATCCTTTTTGCTTCGCTTTCCATTGGTGGTTGGTCTCCTTTCCTTTTGGGTTGTCCTGGCCTTGTGGCCTGGCTCGGCTCCAGGGGTTGAGCGCTGGCCGTTCCCCTGGGGCCTGGTCAGGTCATTAAGCCGCTTTCGCGGTTTCTATGGTGTGCCACTGGGTGGGCTTTAGTTCAATGATCTTGCCGCCCATGCGCTCAAAGTCGGTGGCCTTGTCGTAATCTTCCACGTCTTGGCTATGCCTGGTCAATGCCTGGGCTATGCCATACTGTGACAAGTCGCCGCCTTCGATGAAATGCTTAAGCACTCCGGTGCTGTCGTCGTCGTTCAGGCTGTACGCCTTTGTGACTTCCTGAATGGCTCCCAGCGGATCATTGACCTTGCGCTCGGTGGTTTCCCTTAAGTCGTCAACCAATAGCTTGAACTGGGCCTCATTGGCGGCGGCAATTATTACATCTCTCATTTTTTTCATGAACGCTTCGTCGTCTGCTTTCAAGGTATCGTCTTTAAAGAATCGGTATGCGTCCCGCCCTTCTCCTGCCAGGCGGCCAACATGATATTTTTTCATGCCGAAATCGTTTCTAATC